AAATTTGTATTTGACGATAAAAATTATGGAGTTCATTTAACCGACTATTCAATTGATTTTGTGTAAACATCTGTAACAAATTTTCACCATCATTTTTCTTCTTTATTTTTTTAATGATTTTTTCTAATTTTTTTATGTGATTTTTGCAAACTTCAATGTTATTGTTAATCACCGACATTTCATTTCTAGTTTCATTTTTCATAATGATTACTAGATTATCGTGATCAGGATTTATATTATTGACAACATGTAGAAATAGTCGGCTAAGATGTTCTAACGCTTCATCACGAAAGTTTTGGTGTTTATCAAATTTTCCCGTCTTGTCGTATCGTTCCTTACGAATAGGATCGATAAGTAGTTCATAGGCCTCTTTGATCTCTTTAAAAGTGATTGGATCACCACCTTTATCTGGATGGTGTTGTTGTGCAAGTGATTTGTATTTGGATTTGATTTCTTCAGGAGTACTATCCTTAGAAATCCCAAGTATGTCATAAGGATTCATTAGAGTATTTATTAGGCCCCTTTAGTTAAATGGGATAACACTTGATTTGTAATCATGGATTGGCAGTTCGATTCTGTCAAGGGGCACACATTTGAAAGTTAACATGAAAACGATTGCATTACCTAGAATATTACAACCTTTTTATTGTAGTGATCTTATTCGCATTGGTAAAAACAATGATGGTGGATATTTGGTTAATAAAGATGATATAACAAAAAGTAAAAAATTACTTTCTTTTGGTATCAATGACGATTGGTCTTTTGAAGAACATTTTCTAAGTATCAATAACTGCCAATTATACGGATATGATAATTCTGTAAATGAAGAAATGTTAAAGAGTAAAAATTTACAGGAACAACATAAAGAGTTTTTTCAAGGTACAAAACACCACATATCAAAGAATGTTGGAAAATATAATGCTGAGAATGAAATCTCTTTTAAAACTCTTTTAGAAGATAAAGGTTCCGATATATTTCTAAAATGTGATATTGAAGGATCCGAATATGATATTTTGGATGATATTATAATTAATACCAAATTATTTTCTGCAATTGTTATGGAATTTCATGACATAAATGATCCTGCAAAATTTAATGAATTATACAATTTTATTAGTAAAATAGACCAGAAGTTGGTTCACATCCATATTAATAATTATACTTATTTGGAAGTTGGCAATGGACAAAGCTATGTTCCATCAGTTATTGAGCTGACCTTTACATCATCGACAAACATTTCATTAAAAAGAAATATAACACTACCTAATGCATTAGATATGCCAAATTGTCCTGATCGAGATGATTTTGCAATTATCTTTTAGTTACATTTTAACTATAATTTCTAATGCCATAAGGGTCAAACTACCAATCAATACAATCGCAAATATTATTTGCGGTAATTTATTCATAATACCTCCACTTCAGTTTATTATTTAAATACTCCAGATTCAATTACCATTAAAGATAAGCAGAATATGAGAACGAGTACGAAAACTATTGGTTGCATATTCATTTATAACTTATATAGTTTAAAAAAATATGTTACTAAAGCCGCAGCCGTCATACACCACCAAAAAAGTTGTGTTTGTTTTTGCCTATCTTTATCCATGAACCGCATTTCATCAGCTCTTTCTTTTTCCATTTTTACTTTGGTAGCTTCAACTTCTGCCCAAGCAGCTTTACCATATTTTTTAATAGCTTCCAGTTTTAACTGATCAATTTTTAGTTGGTGAGCTTTTTCTTTTTGATATTTTTCGTAAGCCTTAAACTCCGCCATTGTGGCTAAGTATTCTTGTTCCGCTTTGGCTTTCATTCTTTGGATATGCTGTTGTTGAACAGCCTTTTCCATATCAGCCTGTTGGTCGGTAACCACAGAGCTTAATTGTTTGCTTGCTCCTTGAGCAGCTTTAAGAGTACCGGCGGCACTTTGAGCACCGGCAATAATTGGATCTGACATTTGAATTCCTATAGGTTTATAAGTTCATAAAACCATTGAGAAAAATTCAAATCAGCATGACTATTTATGATTCGGTAACTTGACAATTGAGAAAAAATGATTTATAATACTATATAAGTTAAAAAGCCACTAAAATATGGAGAAATTGAATGGCAAGAATTACTGACGCAAATTTGATTTTTGCAGGTTCCGAACCAAAATTTACGGTTGAACTTACTCAAACGGATTTATCAAAAACTCTGGCGTGGTACTCTCAAAGTAAAGATAAAAATGATGCATTTAAATATGCATCAGAATTCTTTAAGAAAAAACATAAACTCAACGCTTCTTCTGTATTAAAAGATAAACCATCGACATTTGGTTTTATTTGTCGTATTGTCAGTAATGGTGGTATTTTACCTACTCAAAATCGGATTTGGTTTGATCAGGAAATCGAAAAGATTAAACTTGAGTTAACTAGTAAAAAAGAAGAACCTGATAATATTACTCCAGTTAAGACAAATGTAATCAGTATACAAGATCGTATTCGAGAAAAGGCCTCCGAGTGCATTGGTGAGTTAGAAGGACAAATTGATGATCTGATATTATCTCAATTTAAAACTTCTCCATCACCTTATGGATTATTCCATACAATGAACATTAAAGATGCACAAACAAAATATATTCTAGAGTGGGTTAAATTAAAACGTGCAGAATTTGATGAAGCGTTAACTAGTGATGATGAACAAATACGAGAAGGTTGGTCGAACTTTACTAAACCTCAAATTAAAAAAATTATTGCCTATTGTGATCAGGTAATCTTAGATTGCCAGAAGGTTTCGGCAAACTCAATTAATACCCGAAAACCACGCAAACGAAAAACAAAATCACCCGAACAATTAGTTGCCAAGATGAAATATCAGTTGGAATATAAAGAGTTGGGCTTGACTTCAGTTAAATCTTCTGATATAATTGGTTGTATGCAGTTGTGGATTTATAACACTAAAACAAGAAAACTTGGGTGTTATAATGCCGAAGATGCTGGTGGATTGAGTGTAAAAGGTTCTACTATTTTGAACTATGCTGAATCCAAATCTGTACAAAAGAAATTGCGTAAACCTGAAGTAACACTACCTGAAGTTTTAAAAGGTGGTAAAGTATTTTTGCGTAATGTAATTGAGAATATTCGTGCTGTTGAGAGTAACTTAACAGGTAGATTAAATGATGATACGATTTTATTGAAAGTAATTAAGTGAAAATTGCGTTAGCGTCAGACATTCATTTAGAATTTGCTGACCTTATCTTGAAGAATGAAGAAAATGCCGAAGTATTAATACTGAGCGGAGATATTTGCACAGCTAAAGTTTTCAAACATAAACCAAAAGAAAGATTGATGGTTAAAGATTTCTTTAAGCGCTGTGCATTTCAATTTCCTCATGTCGTGTATATTATGGGTAACCATGAGCATTATGATTTTGATATTGCTAAAACATATGATAGATTGAAAGCTGAGTTGGCTGATTTGCCAAATATTCATGTTCTAGAAAAAGAAACATGGGAACATAATGGTGTAACCTTTGTTGCTGGTACATTATGGACTGATATGAACAAAGGTGATTCATTGACTATGTGGCATTGTGGTAAGGCGATGAATGATTTTAAAGTGATTACAAATAGCAATCACATGGTTCAACATAAGAGAAATGTTTACCATGAGAATGAGCGTAACGAAGATGGTACTTTGATTGTTAAAGCTGTGGATCACTATCAGTCGCCTTCAAGGTGGTCAGTAGAAGATTCTGTGGAAGACCATAAGAAAATGTTAGATTACATTAACATTACAACACAAGATAAATCAAAATGTTATGTAGTAGTAACACATCATGCACCAACACCATTAAGTATTGCTAATTGGTACAAAAATGACTTTTTAATGAATGGTGCGTTTGCTTCTGATTTGTCTGAGTTTATTATGGACAGGCCACAAATTAAATTGTGGACTCACGGTCATATGCATGATCCATCAGATTACCTTGTAGAAGAAACTAGAGTGGTTTGTAACCCCCGTGGTTATGTTGGATATGAACAAAGAGCAAAGGAATTCAAATTGAGATATTTGGAGATATGATGAAAATAGTAATTAACTCGGACTACGGTGGTTTCTCATTGTCGGACTCGGCCATTGAGGCCTATGCGGAGAGAAAAGGAATTACCCTACGCAAAGAGGAGCGGATTGATTCGGTGCTCTCTGCTGATTATTACCTTGAGGATGGTAATGAGTGGTTTAATTGCCGTGAGATTCCGCGGAATGATCCGACATTAGTGGCGGTGGTGGAGAAACTTGGTAAAGAAGCCGATGGTTTCTGTGCTACTCTGAAAGTGGTAGAGATACCAGAGGATGTGGATTGGTATGTGGAAGAATACGATGGAAATGAGTGGGTCGCCGAGAAGCATCGGACTTGGAGTTAATTATGGGAATGTTTGACTATATTGCATATGAAGGACATGAGTATCAAACCAAAGATACTCCGGCTCAATCAATTGATAACTACAAGATTGAAGGCCTTGCTCTTTGGTATGAAAACTATGATGCTGAATGGATAGATGACGATGATGGTATTTTAGGTGGTTACTTAAAAAAGTTTAATTCACGATGGGAAATGTGTGATGAGTTTGATGGACTAATTCGATTCTATCGTGAAGATAAAGAATCTGGTGGTTACGAAGCCGATAAGTGGATAGAATATTCTGCTTTGTTTATGGATGGTAAATTATTGAGAATTAAGGAGATTAAAAAATGAGTGTTACATTTTATCTAAATGATGATAGAGATTATTCACCAACTTTAGAAAAGTGGCTGCGACAATTTATCTGTACAATGGATGAAGGTACACTTAGACCAGGTAATGATAGTGGTGATTCTCCTTTTGGTGTAAAAATCATTTTTGATGGTTATGCTGATTTGGAGACCGAAGAAGAATATATTGAAGCTGGTGATAAAACTCAATTATCATTTGCTATCTTCATACACAAAAATTCATTAACGGAAGAATTTCCTCCACACGAAGAAACTCCTTGGGCTTTAATACATCGCCCAAAAGAAGAAGTATGTGTGTGGGCATGGTACAATGAAAATACGGATGATGTAGATATTATTCCTTTTGAAGATAATAATTCTACCGAACTTGACCACAAATTAGTTTACGATATTATTGCTAAAATTGAAGAACGGGATGCAAATGACTGAAGAACGACAAAAAATAGCATGGGCAGTATTACAAGGTGAATTGCCTGCCGAAGAATTAACTTATGCCGAAATTGATGAAATAGAGGACTTAATCTTTGATGCCGTATCGGCTAAGCTAAGTTCGCCTCTATTCTGTACAAAAATACATTAAAATGTACATAATATGATACTAATAGACTTTAATCAGGTAGCAATCTCCAATCTAATGGAGCAAATCGGATCGTCTAAAACGGCAGTTGACGAAACCCTTGTTCGCCATATGATATTGAATACAATTCGTACCTATGTGAAGAAATTTAAATCTTCTCATGGTCCTGAAGTTGTAATCGCATGTGACAATAAAAAATATTGGAGGCGAGATATATTTCCAAATTACAAAGCAAGTCGTAAGAAGATGCGAGATTCTTCAGGCCATGATTGGAATACCATTTTTGATTGTTTAAATAAAATTCGTGATGAATTGAAAAATTATTCACCATACAAGGTAATCGATGTAGAAACTTGTGAAGCGGATGATATTATTGCGGTCTTAGCTATGCGGTATTCACCACATGACAATATTATGATTTTATCTTCCGATAAAGACTTTGCACAATTACAGAGATATTCATCGGTTTCACAATATTCACCAATATTGAAAAAATATATTAAAGAATCATTACCTTCATTTCAATTGAAGCAAATGATTATTCGTGGTGATAAAGGCGATGGCATTCCTAATATATTATCTAATGATGATGTATTCATTTCTGGTGGTCGTCAAAAACCAATTACTGAAGCCAAGATCATTCAATGGATGAATCAAGACCCTAAAGACTTTTGTACGGAAGAAATGCTTCGCAATTATTCTCGTAATGAAACTTTGATCGATTTAACAAAAATACCTGAGAATATCAAACAAACTATTATAGATACCTATGAAAACGCAAAAGGTCATACAAAGCAGGAATTTATGAATTATATGATTGCGAATCGTTTGAAAAATTTAATTGAGGTAATCGATGAGTTCTGAACTATTATATTCCGAGATATTCGAGGAATTTGAAAAAGCCGAAACAAAGGCACAACGTATTGAAGTATTAAGAAAACATGATCACAAATCGTTCCGTGATTTTTTAGTGTTTGCATTTAATCCACATATAAAGTTTGATGTGGAAGTACCTGAATATAGACCATCAATAGAACCCGCTGGTCTTAATCACACTTATTTGGACATGGAAGTTTCTAAACTTTACCGATTTATTGAAAATCATCCTAAAAGAACCAACACAACTGAAAAAAAGAGAAAACAATTACTAACAGTAATTCTTGAAGCTTTGCATAAAGATGAAGCTGAGTTATTGGTAAGACTGATCAACAAAGATTTAAAGGTAAAATTCTTAACCTCAAAAATAATTCAAGAAGCATATCCTAATTTATAATATGAAAATAGTTTTAGTTACGGGTGGTTTCGACCCAATACATTCGGGGCATATTAGTTATTTTAAAGAAGCAAAAACTTTAGGTGACATGTTAATCGTTGGATTAAATTCTGATGAATGGCTTGAACGCAAAAAGGGTCGAGCCTTTATGCCTTGGAATGAAAGACTTTGTGTTATAAACAATCTATCTATGGTAGATGAAGTATATACGTTTGATGATGAAGATGGTTCAGCAAAAGCTTTTATAAAACAAGTAAGAGCTCATTATCCAACAGCAGAATTAATATTTGCCAACGGAGGAGATAGAACATCAAATAATATTCCAGAGATGGAAGTTAAAGATGTGTTGTTTAAATTTGGTGTTGGCGGTGAAAACAAAAAGAATAGTAGTAGTTGGATTCTAGAAGAATGGAAAGCACCAAAAACTGAAAGAGTTTGGGGATATTATCGTGTATTGTATGAAGTATCAGGATTAAAAGTAAAAGAACTTACTGTAAATCCAGGAAAATCATTGAGTATGCAAAAACATTCTTATCGAAATGAACATTGGCATATTGTAGAAGGAGTAGCTAATGTGCAACTTAAATATCATAGACCAGATAGATCAGAAGAAGTGATTAATCATACGCTTTTTCCTAATAATACTTTAAACATACCTTTGGGTGCTTGGCATCAACTATCTAATCAATCTTCTTCTCTATTAAAAATTATAGAAATACAATATGGTGAAAGTTGCGTAGAGGAAGATATAGAAAGAAAATGAAACGCAATAAGTATAACATTATTACTATTAACTTAACATCAATTGATAGTGGTGCTCCAATATCTGATGTTCCATGTGGAAGTTGTACAAGATGTTGTGAAGTGTTAACACCATTCTTAACTCCAGAAGAAGTAACATCAGGTCTTTATCCACTAAGTCTTATACAACCGGATAAAGAAATGATTTTAGAAAATCCTAATGTTGGACCATTGGTAGCAATGTTTAAGAAAACACCGAAAGGTGGATGTTCTATGTTCATTGATAACAAGTGTTCAATATATGATTATCGACCAAGGTCGTGCAGACAGTTTGATTGTCGAACACAAAATCATCCAGAAACTAATAAAGTTGCAAAAGAAAAATTTGGTATAGAAAGACTATAATATGAAAGTAGCTGTAGTTACGCCTACAATTGCATCTAAACATTTAAAACAATGTATAGATTCCGTAAACAAACAAACCTATAAAGATATTACTCATTATATTTTTGTTGATGGTTGTCAGTATGAACCAGAAGCAAGGAAAATACTTAAACAATCACCAAAAACAAAGATGATTGAATTGGAAGAAAATGTTGGTAAAGGCTGGTATGGCCATCGTGTTTATGCTGCCTGTTCTTTTCTAGTTAACGCTGATGTTATTTGTTATCTAGATGAGGACAATTGGTATGAACCAAATCATATTGAGGAACTTGTTAATGTGATTAAAGAAGGCAACGATTGGGCATACTCTTTGAGAAAAATTTATAATAAAGACGGAGAATATATTTGTGAAGATAATTGCGAATCACTTGGTAAATGGCCTGTATATTTTAACAATGAAGTATTCCACATTGATACCTCATCTTTTGCTGTTAAGCGTGATGTTGCTACTCGTATAGGGCATGCATGGTATGGCCAATGGGGTGCAGATCGACAATTCTTTGGTGCAATCAAACAACATTTTCCAAAGTATGAATGTACAAGAAAACATACTCTAAGTTATCGTTTAGATGGTAATCCAAATTCAGTAACCCAAAAGTTCTTTGACGAAGGCAATTCAGTAACAAATCAAAAATATAACGGAAATTATCCATGGAAAGAAAAACGGCTCTCATCACCGGGGGATCAGGTTACCTTGGTGTTCACCTAGCCAAAGAACTCAACCAAAGAGGTTGGAGAGTAATAACTCTCGATCTAAAAAATCCTGTTGAATATTTTAATGTAGGTTATATTGGCGATGTTCGTGATAAAGACATTCTAACCAAAATTTTCAAATCTGATAAGATTGATACAGTATTTCATTTAGCTGGTCGCATTGAGGTGGGAGAATCATTCAAAGAACCAACAGTATTTTATGATCACAATTTGGCAGGTACTTGTAATCTACTGAATATGATGGTTACTCATGGTGTTAAAAATATTGTTTATTCATCATCAGCTGCCGTCTACAAACAACAAGATGATAATATTGGAGAAGATAGTGAGATTGCTCATAACTCTCCTTATGGTTATACAAAATATGCTTCAGAATGTGCAATACGGGATTCTGGTTTAAACTATGTAAACTTTAGATATTTCAATTTGGCTGGTGCTGATCCTGATGGTGAATTTGGTGAAAACCATAATCCTGAAACCCATTTGATTCCTAGGATCTTGCAAAATCTAAATAGCTTCCAAATATATGGGAACGATT